GCATACAGAATTCCTCAAGTAGTTAGCTGAACAGTTCAGAAATATATACCAAATAGTTGTTGACAGTAGATAGCAACATAGGTAGTATAGGTATCAAGGTAAAGCATTGATACAATCAACGGCAAGAGATACTGAAATGAATAACGTAACAGCACATGAGCAAGGGTTTACTAAACAAGTAGTTGCAGATGCCCCTGAATATACTCTTAACCTACTAATCTGTCCTGGTACGGACTATGATGACAGGTTCAGGGCTTGGGACATGGATGAACAAGAATGGCTGTGGGTTAATGGTTGGATGTTTGATATCAATGATGTAGAATAAGTGTACTGCCCTAGCAGATTGTGATATAGTATAGTCTGCTAGATTGGATACACTTAATGATTCATAACTAAATAGCTTTGGAGGTTGACACCAATGTATTATGCAGGTAAGCTGCTTCCAAAGGTTAAACGATCCAAATGTTACAAAGATGGTAGGTTGCCCGAGTCGGAACGATCTGGTGAACTGCCGGGGCATGGTGCCCTAATGCATTCGACTACTGTTATTGTCGCCAACAGTGGTAGAATTAAATCCTATGGCGATTCTATGCGGAGATTGAATAAAATGTTTACCACTGTCGATAAGTCGGAACTGCCTGTTGTTTCCCGTGGCCGTGCTGCTAAGGATCTGAGCAATGATCCTGTGTTCGTGGCTCTCAAGGGCCTGCCGGTGGATGCTGACAACTACGTCACTGACGGTAAGGAGTACAGCGAAGACGCTGGCCGCAAGATGCAGAGCAAGATTGCTGCATATGCCAAGCAAGGCGCTGGCACGTTCAAAACGTCATTCCGTGCCGGCAAGGTGTATATCATGAAAATCGATGCGGAATACAAGCAGCAGCGGGGCGAAGCGGCGGCTTGAATGGCAGTAGTGCTGATCTAGTGGCTTGGCAAGTAATGCAGGCCACTACAACGGCAATATTGCCGGAACAGACAGAGATACGAACATGCGTACCCGCCAAACTTCTGACTACTCCCCGACCCTGAATGGTAGCCGTGAACAGAATCAGGCAATTGCGGCACGTCGTGAAATGCTGGGCTGGATGGCAGCACAGCCCGTCAATATCAAGGGCCAGCGTAAGAATCACGACAAGCGTGTGGAGAATAATTTCAATGTCCTTATGAATAAGATTCGTAAGGAAGAAGAAGCACGCAAGGCTGCTAAGGCACCATAAGCTGACTCTCTACCCTAGCAGCTTTGAGAAATAGTCTGCTAGATTGGAGATAGGGATTGTCCTTATCGCTGGTAACGTGTCATGAAAAAGCTATATGAAGTGAACATATACGCTAGTGCAGAAGAGAACAGTTACGCTAAGCGTTACAAGATTCCTGTACATGCCTTAAATGATAAGATGGCTATTATGGCTGTCACTGTTCATTTAACGGCCATGGGCTTGTGTGTTAAAGGTGAGAACATAATCGTTGCTGTCTACGAACCCACTACTATGAGATGGTATTATTTATGAATAAGGACAACGCAAAAGACTACCTGCCGCTGGTGCAAGCCCTGGCTGATGGGAAGGTGATTCAAATTTTCGATAGCGGTAAGTGGCACGATATTGATAATCCTTCCTTCATCGGCCCGTCAGTATGTCATCGCATCAAGCCTGAGCCGAAAGAGATTTGGGTGAATATTTATGACGCAACAGGTCACGTAGGCTATGCTTATGATAGCGAAGAGGCTGCTATACGTGAGTCAGCTTTTGGTATTGAAACCGCACGCTTTCGCGAGGTAATCGAATGAGCACCACTAATAAGAAAGTAAACAAGCCTAAAAAGAATCACCCTTGGAGGCAATACGGCTCCGGTTGGCTTAAGAAAGATGATAGCCAGAAATTCACCTCCTCATTGATTGGAGGAGCCCACTACCAACACGGTAAACGGCCATGCTAGCATTCTTTATGTCGTGCTTGACAGCTGTATTCGTATATGCTACAGTGTTCCTGGTACTGTTACGAATTGTTATTGCTTTTAAGATTAGATGGGGTAGCACTTGGGCAATGATTAGTGTTGTTATTATCAATGTCCTATCGCTTGTTGCTGCTGTATTGTTTGTTACTCTGTGAGGAATATATGTCTGACAAAGAAAAATTTATGCTGCTTATCGCAGCGGTGCAGCGTATAGTAGAACTAAACTGCGTAAATGTGACAGGGCTTTTGATTTTGCTTCCAGTATTAACGGATATTAATGCTGCTAAAAGGTAATTACTGCTGTACTAAGCCTTTCTAAGGAGAGGCTTATTGCGGCAATGTTGCCGAATAGGTGATGTTATGACTGACTATATTAAGCACGCTCACCGATGGAATCATGGCGAACAAGATATGTATCATCACCCGGAAGGGGATTTCGTACTCTTTACTGACTATGAGGATGTGGTCGCTGAGCTGCGCAGCAACCACGAGCGGGTAGTGGGGGAGTTGGTGGAAGAACTTTCCACGGACATGAAGAAGTGGAAAGAGCATTACCTAGAAGAAATCGGAACCCTCCGCACCGCCCTCGCTGCGAGTCGCGCTGAGGTTGAGGGGTTGAAGTCTGTCGCTAACCACGCGCGGAATCTAGCCGCTTGGTTCAGCAGTGGAAACAGCGTTCCGGTAGATGGGGTGCACACGATGAAGCTCAGTAGCCATCCCGTGCTCCATGATGCTCGCCTGCTACGCAATTCTCTGGCCGCAATGGAGAAGGGAAATGAAGGCTAATACATCGGCACTTATTCGTTCTGCTGTTCTTGTGTTGTCCTATCCTGTTGTCGCTGCTGGTGGCTTTATTGTAGGTAAAGCTTTTGATGTTAGTGATGACAAAGTTGGTACTTTGCAATGTGTAGATACCGCCTCGCAAGAAACTGTGTTCTATGAAGATTATATCTTGCATGCTAATAATGAATACGACAGCTGGCTGTTGAATATGGGCGAGAGTAAAATCTCTTACATTCAGCCATCCGGGATTGTTTGTACGTTGCGTCCCTCTGTAATGGCCGTCGAGAATGCTACAGGTGTTGTAGACTAAAGCTTTACTTATGCCTATTCTAGTAGTGGGCATAATTGGTAGCTTTTATGGTAGATGTAGCTAAGACGGGAAAGCAGGCGATGTTTAAATTGCCCCAACAGGAGTTCGATTCTCCCCATCTACCACTTTAAATGTGCAGGATAATACAATGAACGCATATGAACTCAATCAATTAGCTTCTGGCATTAAAGTAGGTGACAATGTTCGTATAACCGACAGAGCCCGCTCCTATGAAAGAGGTTGGGAGAATACATGGGAGGCATCAATGACTGAGATGATAGGTAGCACACACACTGTCAAACAGATTGATGGCGTCCACGGCATAAATATACAAGGTCTCGGTTTCCCTTATTTTGTCCTAGAGAAAGTAGAGTAATAATTTATTCCATGGGCCTATAGCTTAGCGATCTAAAGCAGTCTACTCATAATGGATTGATCGCAGGTTTGAATCCTGCTGGGCCCACCACAATTAGAGAAATTTATGCATTTCGCAAATAGTTTTATTGATGAATCGTTCATGAACCCTTGCGGTGAGCCTCTTGACTTTCCCTCGACGTTTGGTAGAATTGTCGAAGGGCTGGAAGTGGAAGAAGCCTCCCAAGAAGAATGGGATGAGGCTGTAAAGAAAAAATAAATAATAAATCTGGGCGTGTATCTCAACTGTCTTCTAAACAGTCATTAATCGAGTAACTGGAGTATGCAGGTTCGAGTCCTGTCACGCCCTCCATATTAATTGCTGCTAATGCCCTTTAGAAATAGAGGGCATTGTCGGCAATAGTGCCGTTTGTAGTAATGTTGTACGGAGAGACGGATAAATGTCACACACTCATAAGACACAATCTGGTAATCGTAAGCTCAAAGGACTGGCCGCGCAGGAGCGCGCACAAGAGAATAAACGTAGCCGTAAGGCTGAACGTATTAAGCGTGAGGCCAGGAAGCGTAGCCATGAGCAAAGCTAAATACATAGCAGATACAATCAGAGCTGTACGTAAATATAACCAATTAGCAAATAGTGCCAATAACAGAGGACTAGAGTTTAATCTGACCTTTACAGAAGTAAAGAAACTTTCAAATTCTAAAGTTTGTTACTACACTGGCGTTAGGTTTGACCCTTCTAGTGAAGATACTAAGTTCAGTGTAGATAGAATTGATTGTACAAAAGGGTATGTAAAAGGCAATGTAGTTGCTTGCACTATACGCATTAATAAAATAAAAGCTAGGCTTTTGGAAGATAGAAGTAATCCGCATGCTGTCGCTTTGAGTGACATTAAAGCATTAGCAAGTAAACTATGAGGAAACGTCATCATGAATCGTGAAGAAGCTAAGAAACTAATTCCTACCATACAGGCATTTGCTGAAGGGAAGAAAATCCAGTGCCGGGGTGTAGGTCACAACTTCACAGGAGGCTGGCTTGACATTGATAACCCTACTTGGGATCGTAGAACAGAGTATCGTGTAGCTCCTGAGATAGTTAAAGCAGAACTGTGGTGTGTGGTTAATGCCCGTACCGGGGTAATATGGTTTTATAGTTCGGATGAGACACATGTCCGGGCTGCCTCTGAAAATGCTGTTCATGATGTTCTGCATCAGAAAGTAATTAAATTGGAAGGGAGCTATGAACGTTGAAATAGTACTACTTTCTGAAAATAGCAATCAAGAGATTGTAGCTGTACTGCCTTCTCTACAACAGGCTGCTGGTGTATGCACTTCCTTAGTAATTAAAGGTTATGGTGTGTACATGCGACGAACTACGGCCGCTGTCACCCATCGTAATTCAGCAGCTGCACAAGCTTTCCTAGAAGTAGGTCAGATGGAATTGGTCGTATGATGGCGTCCTTTGTGTGGCTACTATTCTTGGTAGTCTTTATTGTAGGTTGTGTATTCCTAAACAAACGTAAGGATTAGCTATGGCTAAGTTCTTTGTAGGGCAAAGAGTTAGGATAGTTTCTGCTATGCACAGCCCTGAAGTTGTAGGCAAGGAGGATGGTACGTCAACATTGACGGAGTAGGAAGGCGCTCTGTTAGGGGAAATCCATACTGCTTTAAAGAAGAGTTTTTAGAGCCTATCATTCCAGAAGTAATGCAGCCAAGTGAATTTTCATTTTATGAATTGATGGATAATCTTAAAGAGGAACAACATGTCAACGACTAAATATATGCATTTTCGCACCATCAGCCAGTTTGGTCTGGATTTTAGTGTAGTAGTTAAGCCTCACGGAGGCGCCACTGTTGCCTATGTTGAAGGTGACATTGGCATCTCTTATGGTATTGCTTTCTGTCATGACAATGATCGGTATGATCGCAAGAAGGGTAGGACTATTGCCGAAGGTCGAATGCGTAATGAACGCACGTCTAAGACAGAACCTCTTCCTGTTGAAGCTTTCCGTGATGCTATTGCTATTGAGATGGCCCAATACAATCTCTATCGTAGGACTTGAAAAGTCTAACTATCGGCGAACCTGATGAAAATAACAGAACTTGTAGATCTTTTAGATCAAATTAAAGAAGTTGAAGGAGACGTAGAAGTAGTATTTATGGAATCAGATGAGCTTAACGCTCATGAAATTTCCTATGTAGAGCTTAAACATAACTTCTATACAGGATGTAGCTCTGCAATTATTGTCTCCCATGTACCGGTTAGTCTAATCTAATGACCAAGAAGTATGACCACACAGCTTTGGCATACAATAAACGTGGCAAGCTTATAGCCGTAGCTAAAAACAGCTACGTAAAGACTCACCCACTACAAGCTAAATTCGGTAAGGAATCTGGAAAACCAAATGCAATCTATTTACACGCAGAACTTGCTGTACTCATCAAAGCACGGGAGCCGGTACACAGGCTGGTCGTATTGCGCTTCGACTCGAAAGGCACGCCAGCCAATTCAGCACCTTGTGCTTCGTGCCAGCTAGCAATTAAACACTACGGAGTAAGACATGTCGAACACAGTTAAGCTGATAGAAGAAGCTTTAGAGGAAGCACTGGCAGGCCGTCACGAAGATGCACCATTTCCTCTTGATGAAAAGGAAGCTGAATTATGGCACAGAGCACAAGCTGAAGCTTTTCAGTATTGTCTAGAGATGATGGGATAAGCTTGGCAATAGGGCTTTGGAAACAGAGTCCTATCTCCTAGCAATCCTGCTAGAGTGGAGAGTTATATGAAACTGTCATTCACTACTGTATGGTCTTGGTTATGGGCTAAAAAGAGGAGTAGGTACTGATGAAAGGAAGATGGAAAGATTTTAGTTTGCTAGAAAAATTTACGATAATCGTTACTCTTCCTTTTACATTACCCGTGGTAATCGCGGGTGGGTTTGTATATGTAGTAGTTACAGGTATTGGATGTATGGCTGATTTATTGTTTGGAGATTAAACATTGATTAAGATTTTTGTGTACGGGACCCTCATGAAAGGGGAGCCAGCTACTCATCTTCTGTCGGGGTATATGATGTTTTCTGTTAAGGGAGGTAAGTTTAACTTCCCTGTTATTCAACCATGGCCTTATGAAGGGGCTGGTCCTAATGTCAGTGGCTGTATCCTGGAAGTAGAGAAGGGTGATTTAGAAGTGCTGGATTATTACGAAGGTGTAGCTAACGGTCTGTACAAGCGTATTGAAGTAGAAGTGGAATCACTAGAACGCGACAGTAAGGAAACGGTGCAGGTATATGTTGGCGGTCCTGCTCTTGTAAACGAGCCAATCCCAAATGGTGTGTGGTCTACCTAATCACCAAGTAGAAGGAGAACTTTATGTTCTTTAGTGCTAAAGAGTTGTTTAATGCGGCCAGCTACATGGAGTTGCACTGGCAACTAGAAGAGTTTGATGGCAGGGAAGATGCTCCTGTTACTCTTTCCCGTGTAAAGAAGTATGTATCGGCATGTAAGAAAGCTATCCTAGAAAGAGAGCCTTGGCTTGGGACAGAAGAAGATTACGGCGTTGATCTATACAAGTGGCATCGTCCTTGGGACGTGGTGCCGAAGCTGCGCGAATTCTCAGCTCCTGAAGGTGAGTATGCTGTGGGTATTGAAGTGGAGATGGGCTTTAACACTAGAGCTGATGCCTCTTTCATTGCCAAGAAGGTGCAGCATTGGAAGTACATTGCTCTAGACTTTGAGGGAGGAGATGAGCCTATTGAGGCTACTTTCCCTCCGTTCCTGTACAATAAGATGAGCAGCAAGTGCCAGCCTTTCCGCTACTTGAAGCTGCTTTCTGATAATGCAGATAAAGTTGAAGAGCACAGCGAGTACGACGAAGTAGGAACTCATGTTAATGTAAGTAAAGGCGGAGCAGTAGCTAATACCGACAGGGTTTATGCAGTAAAATCCGTTTTAGAAGGCCTTTCTTACGATAGTAAGTGTAAGTACTTTGGTCGTCGCCCCTATGGCTATTGTAATACTTATGGCGGGAACGGCAAGTACATTGAATTTAAGCTTTTCAATTCCACCACTGACAGTAAAGTGTTGCGTAAATACATTCACGTAGCTGTAGCTCTTGCTGATATTATCTATGGTGATGTAGATATTACGCAAGAAGTCGTAATTGCTGCACTAGAAACTGCTCACTCAAAGCGCTAATTGGAGATACAAATATGACTAAGAATAACAACTCAAAGACCCTACGCCCAATCCGTCTATTCCGTCTAGAGCCGGGCAGCACCTGCACTATCTTCGCCGAGCCGAGCCGTGGTATTTACCGCAGTAAGGACAAGTCTGTCTATCGTCGTGACACTGAGAACACTGTGCTAATTGATATTGCCAATCCAGAGCATTGTGCTATTCTAATGCCGGACGATCTAGTAGTTCCTATGTCCCGTCCCAAGTATGTAACTAAGAAGTAAGGAGAAGGCATATCTGTCTCGCAATCTTAAAACCTAAAGGTATCATTGTACCTAAGGATCACCTGCAAATGGGATGGCAACATAATCCAGATGGTGCAGGTTACTCCTTTGTTAAAGATGGTAAGGTGGTGTTTCGTAAGGGTTACATGAAGCTTAAAGACTTCCTTAATACTTACGAAGTGGATGAGGCTACGAATCAAGACAGTAATTTCTTGATTCATTTCCGAATCACAAGTCAAGGTAGTAGCACAGCAGAGAATACTCACCCCTTCCCTATCGAAGGGGGTGCGCTGATTCACAATGGCACTCTGACAGGTACGGGCAGTAAGTTCGGCGTGGGTCCTAGTGATACAGCTTTGTTTGCTAACCAGTTTGCTAAAAATCTAACCTTTGATTTTGTGCAGACTCATAAGTCAAAGCTGAATGTAGCTATTCGTGGCAGTAAAATTGCAATGCTGTATGATGATGGTAATTTTCAGATTATCAACGAAGATGACGGTCATTGGGATAAGGGTGTATGGTATTCCAATTACTCCTATCGTAACTACAAGGCCCTATACTCAGGTCGTACTAACGACGATGAATGGGAAAATGAGGATGACTTACCATGGCAGTATCAATAATTCTCCGACGTAGAAAGTTAGGCCGTACTAGCTGCCGTGAAATTGCAACACTAGCTACCAGTGATATTAAAGTTGTGCGTAACTGGCGAGATGCTTGGCCTGCAGGCATTGACATTGCGTTTAGATGGGGCTGCACTAGTTCACTGCCATACGCAGTGACTACTGTCAACACAGCTGAATCTATCCATTGGTGCAGTGATAAGAGGAATGGTAGGCTAGAGATGCAAGACGCTGGTGTTCCTGTGCCCGAGACTTGGGCAGTAATTGATTTTGACAGAGACGTATACGATGGAAATTTTGTCCTACGCAGAGAAGCTCACGCACAGGGCAGAGATTTGTGGCACGGAGACGCTGACTACATCCGTTACATGGTCGAAGAATATGGAATACGTAATGGCTATGTCTCACGACTGATTGATAAGGTGGCTGAGTTTAGAGTGTTCGTTTGCCAGAATCGGGCTGTGTGGGTAGCGAAAAAGACTCCCGGTAATCCAGAGGCTGTAGCTTGGAACGTAGCTCAGGGTGGTAGGTTTGATAATGTACGCTGGTCCGAGTGGAATACGAAAGTCTTGCAAGCTGCGCTTGCTGCGGCTAAGGTTAGTGGTACAGACTTCTGTGGTGTAGATGTAATGGTAGATGCAGAAGGCAATCCGTATGTGCTGGAAGTTAACAGTGCGCCATCTCAGACCAGTCCGTATCGACAAAGCTGTGTAGCTAAGGCTTTTGATTACATCATCCAGAACAATAGCAAGGCACACTTTGAAGATGTAGAATGGAATCAAAATCGTACATGGAAATCTTACATTCATCCGGCTGTTAGAGGTAGTGATGAATAACTACATGGCTGTAATTCGCAAACCTGATTGGGCTAAGGCATTCAAGATTAGGTTTGAGGCTACTGATAATTCAACAGCGTTGGATATCATGTATAGTAAGGCCAATGCCAGTAAGCCAGAAGATATTACGGAATACGAACTGTACCAAGAGATTGACTTTGATAAGTATATTAGTGTAGCCTTTAAGCCTACATCTATTACTGTGAACGTTAAGCAGCAAGAACCAGAACCTAAGCCTGTCTCTTATGGTGAGCAGGCTTACATCCCATACACAAGTAAAGCAGCGTGAGGAATATATGTCTAATCTAGTAGACGACTATGGTAGAGATTGGTTTAACAGTAAGTTTATGGGAGCTATGCTACCGTACAAGGGTGTACCTGTACGTGTCGTAGAGGCAACTCGATCTTCTGTTATTTGTACAGCAGCCATCAAGCATGACGGCAAGGTCAAGGGTGTGAAGATTGCCCTACCTAATTCTGAGTTCCAGTCAAGTGATCGCTTTAGTGCGCCTGATCTGGGCTACCGACATATGCTGGATGGTAAAGTACTGGTGTTTGTGCGACGTGACAACACTTCTTATGCACGTGCAGTATCTCTACGTAATATCCGAGCAGAAGAATCCCAGCTAACCACACAGGTTATTGACAGCGGTCTAGCTGAATGTGATGTGACAGATGATGACCTGCATTATGCTATCATGCGTCCTAACTATATTCCGATCCATCGTGGCATCAAGCTGCTACAAGCACGTAAGATGCTTTCGTTTGCTGCCAGTCCTGTAATTGCTGTTGAACAAAACCAAGCACTGGATGGCACTCTAAACATTCTAGCCGCTGGTAAAGTTGTAGGCTCTGTTGATAAGGACGGAGCTATGAACATCACCCTACCGTTTGCTTCTAAGTTGATTGAGGATTTGAAATGACTTCACTACACACTTTCCTTGGCGTTGCTGGCTTTGATTGTAAGGATGTACCTAACTATTCTCTGCCACTACCGGCACAGCTAGTAGGTCTGGAACTTGAAGTGGACCGAGATAGTGGTGCCGCTAAAGACACTGTGTTCCCCACTGCATTCCGTCCCGAATGGACTAAGAAGTCTGATGGCTCTCTGAGTAACGGCTACGAGTACGTTCTTACTGGGCCTCTGGCGGGCGAAGGACTGGTCAATGCTGTGCACAAGCTGTACTCAGCAGACACTCAAGTGTTCCGCACTTACACTGGCTCTACCCATATCCATCTGAACATGCTGGATGGTACCACTCTAGAGCAGCTTCAAGCTCTAGCTCTACTTACTTACGCTGTTGAAGGTTTGTTGTATTACATTGGTGATAACAGCCGCCAGTGGTGCGGCTTCGCTAATCGCTTGACTGGTGCTCCTCATGCTGTTCTAGAGAATCTTCTAGGCCCTGAAGTTGAACGTCGCGGACTACGCACTGCATTGAATAGTGCTGGTCGTTATTATGGTTTGAATCTTGCAGCTCTTGAGAAGTATGGCACTGTTGAGTTCCGCTACTTCCCTACTGCTACTTCAGCAGAAGAGATGCTGAGTTGGGTTAAGCTTGTTCAGCTGCTAAAGAAGGCAGCTTGCGAACTAGGTAATATCACGGCTGTCCTAGACACTCTAAGTGACAAGGCTAAGTATGCAGAGTTTGTCCAAACTTACCTAGCTGATTACACAGATGCAGTAGAGGCCTCGTGCCCGTTCGGTAAGGTTAAGGTGCTAGCAAACAAGGCTCTTGTTATTGCGAACGCACAACGTAGTCGTGGTGGAGCTGGCTGGAATAAGGAAAACCTAGCCACTATCTTCTTTAAGGTAGCTACTCCTGCTCAGCAAGTAGTCCCCACTGTTAATGTTAAGTACATCCATAATCCTACAGGTAGAACATATCCTCCTTCTGCTGCAGGAGCTATGACAGAAGCTCTGTCTGAAGGCAAAGATGCGGTTGTTATGAATTACAATGGCCAGATCTACTATGCGTTGAATCAATTGTATGCCTGGGAATGGAACCATGTACATAGTATGGACGATAAGCTACTGGCAACAGCATATCTAAACGTAGCAGCCGAAGGCGGCAGTGATATTTCAGCTCAGCTATCTCTATTGAGCAAGTCAGGAGGGCGTAAGCCTCGCCGTCATGGACGGTTTGTGGCCTTCTCTGCTGTATATGTTCATGATGATGAAGATTACGATGCTGAGCTGGAAGATTGCGATCACGAAGATGACGAGGAGTATTGATATATGTGTGGACTAGCAGGGATTCTAACTACTACTCGTCAGATTTATGCTGATGATTTTCTTTCCGATTCATTCGTAGCTAACATGCTACGTGGTGTAGATAGCAGTGGCATTGTAAGTGTCGATCTACCTACTTCGACCTATCATCTACATAAGCTGCCAGTTAATGGTCTGTTCTTTAGGGACGACAGGGTAACTAAGAGTATTATGATGTACTCAACAGCCCCAAACACTCTGACTATGTGCCATGTCCGTGCGGCAACTGTAGGCAGTGTGACGTTAAGTAACGCTCATCCATTTGAGATTACTAAAAAGAATGGAGACATTCTTCTAGGTACACATAATGGCACTCTGACAGGATGGAAGAGTAGCAACACTGCTAAGCTGTATAATGTTGACAGTGAGTGGGCACTATCGCGTATCGCGGAAGATGGCGTAGATGCTTTCAAGGAAATCTCAGGAGCCTTTGCTTTTGTTTGGTGGGATGGTAGTGATAACGGCGTGCTTCACATGGCGCGCAATAAAGAGCGTACTCTGTATGTAGCTATGCTTAAGGACGGAGGTATGGCGTATGCAAGTGAAGCAGGCATGCTTTACTGGCTGCTTGAACGTAACAACATGCGAATCAATGGTAGTATTCTATCCCTTGATCCTGATAAGCATTACATGTTCCCTGTAAATAAGCCGGAAGATTTTACCAAGGAAGATTTACCTAAGAAAGAAATCTCTTATAGTGGCGGCTACCACGGCACATATAGCCACAACACTACCTCTACTTATCTAACAACTGTAGATCAAGTCAAGAAGATTATTGAAGAGGCTAGCGGCAAGACTAATGTAGTGTCGCTAAATGCCCATCCTTCTGAACAAAAACTAGCACAGGAGTACGGCTGGTTTGGTGAACGAGCAATGTTCACACAGCTAGAAGTTAATGACGATGGTGACACAGTAGGTATTGCAGAAACTATTAGCACTGAGTTTGATGCCATCATCCGGGGCGATCAGACCACTAAGTTTAATCCTAATGAGGAATGGCTCTGCACTGTTGTAGGTGTGCAGGAAGTTGAACAAGATATTGTTCTAATCCTATCTGAACCCTATCGCACTATTGAATGTAAGTTTGAGATGGAGGAATGATATGTACAAGCCAGGAGCTAGAGTTATTGTAGTAGAACCTCCCTCTAGATTCAGAGATGACAATGGAAGAACTATGCCATTGCTAGCTTCAGGAACTGTGGTGGGTGGTGAATATAACCTAGTAGAAATTATACTAGATAACGGATTTACGGCAGACGGTGATAACACTTGGCCTATGTTTAAAACAGAAATTAAACTACTTGAGGGAGAATAGCAAGTGGCTAAGAAGACTATCAGAGCTGAGGTTGGGGATATAAAGTATGAGCTTGAGGGAACATTAGAATCTGCTATTAAAGTATTACAGAGATACTCCCAAGAGCTAGGACCTACTGCATGTATTTCTATCGGAGAAAGATGTGACAGCTATAGTTACTCTGATACTCAGTACGCTTACGTTGAACTCTCTATAGAGAGAGAAGAGACTGACGAAGAACATGCAGAGAGACTTCAAAAAGAACAAGCTCATCGACTGCGTATTGAAGAGAATGAACGTAAAGAGTTTGCTAGACTAGCAGCTAAGTATAAGGGGCTATGATGTGCGAGAACAATTGGCTATTGAATACTCCTATCTATCTGATGGCGAATCCATCGGAGGTCAGCTCTGTCCGGCGTGTAAGGGAGGAGGCAGCGGGGAGCACAGCATGTCTGTATCCCGCCGCCAAGAGATGCTCTTGTGGAAATGTCACAGATCATCATGTGGATTCTCAGGGTACAGGGCGAGCAAAACAATCGGAGCTATTGACTACCACGGGGGAGGAACTAAAGTCCCTACTACGAAAGGAGTCGTCGGTCGTATCTACTACAAAGAAGCGAACAAGCTACCGCAAGAAGTTATGGAAACACTTGTCCGGAAATACTCGCTTAACCGGCGGCAGTTAAGTTACCTTGGCTGGGACGAGGACACTAGCCGCGTAGCTCTGCCTGTCTTTAATGCAGAGAGTGAAGTGCTAGGGTGTGTGCTTCGCTCGGAGAGTGGAGCTACACCTAAGGCTCTTAGTTACACAGAAGAGAATGCAGTTGCGCTGTTCAGGAATCCTTCATCCACTAGTCTTATAATTGTAGAAGATATCTACTCAGCTCTTAGAGCTAGTGAGTACATGAATGCAGTGGCAATACTAGGAACCTATCTAAACCCCGAGCGTGTAGACACGTTGGCATATCTAAGGTGCAAGAAGAACTACCTAGCATTGGATGCTGATGCCTATGATAAGACGATTAAATATGTACAGCAATACAGAAACTCTTTATCTATGATTCCAGTAAAGATTGACAAAGACATCAAGAACCACACAGAAGAAGAGTTACGAGGATTAATTTATGAGATTGGAATTAATTCATGACTACATAGAAGCTGTAACTAGGTATGAAAATAGAGAGCCTGGAACTAGCATTGCTGAGCATGTTCTAGCTATGAATATAGCCTGGACAAAGCTCAATACGGAAGACCGAGATGAGGCCACAAGATTGTGCGAGATAAAAAGACTATAGGAGTAATGAATGGAGAAGGAGTTATTGGCATGTGCCTTGCACTCCCGTCAAGACTACGAACAGATTGTACAATACATCCCAGCTAAGTCTAAGTCCTATTCTCCAGAGTTCCAAGTTATCTTTGGGAAGATTAGTGAGTGGTACGATAGAGACACAACAGCACAAGCCGTATCACCTGAGGTACTTACTGAGCAGCTTACAGCTACAGTAAGAAGTGAGAAAGCAATGTCACGTCTAGCCTCTTTGATTAGCGAGGCAGCATCCGTTAGTGTTCCTAACGTGATGGACGTTGTGTTATCAGCTAAGCGACAGGAAGTAGCAGACAAGCTAGCAGCAGCCCTTGTGTCAGGGGAGCAAGGCGAGAAGGTAGATGATCTACTAGCTCAGTACAATGAGCTTAAGTCTGCAACGTCACTAGATGCTGAGGATATGGACGATGTAATGATTGATGTAGATCTTACAGCGTTGCTTACGCAGGAGTATGATCCTACTAACGTCATCCCTCTGTATCCTAAGAGTTTGAATGACCGGCTGGATGGTGGCGCCAAGAAGGGCCATCATGTAACAGTGTTCGCACGTCCTAATTGTGTAGCAGGAACTACTGAAGTAAGGATCAAGTTCAACCCAGAGTCTAGTAGCAGTAAACTTCTGACACTAGAAAAGTTCCACGCTAGGTTTAACGGAGATCATCACCTTAAAGGTGATGGGCCTTACATGATTCAGTCTACATCTAAGGGAAGAGTATTCTACAATGAAGTAAAGGATGTAATAAGCTCAGGTACAAAGCCTTGCTGGAAGATAGTAACAGAGAGCGGGGACTTTGTAGAAGCTACAGAGCAACACGTAATGCTCACAGGTGATGGCTATAGAAAACTCTCAGAAGTTAAGGTAGGAGACAGGCTAGTAGTAGATAGAAGAGAAAGAATGCCTATCACGTACCGTAAAGAGTATTGTACTAAGTTGCCTTACAGTAATTACAAGACACGAGTTGTGTCAGGTCATACGTACAACAGAGTTAGTCAGCATAGGTTTGCTTACGATGCTAACCTAAACGGCTACAGTGTAGAAGATTTCATGAACAGACTTAAGCAAGGAGGAGAAGACGTACTTCAGTTCTCAGATATGGCAATGGACATTCACCATATAAACGGGGATCACACAGATAACAGACCAGAAAATCTTATGCTTCTTACTCACAATGAACACTTAGCGTTACATGCTAGGGCGGGCGATAACGGAAACAGCCACAGGTCTACATATTCTGCTGTAGTTAGCATAGAATATGTAGGTGATAGAGAATGCTACGATATTGTCATGTATGACAAGTGCCCTAACTTCAAAGTAAACTCTGGACTTTACGTGCATAACTGCGGTAAAACCGCATTCACTATCAATCTAGGTAGTGGTGTAGCACGTTATGGTAAACGTGTTATGCACCTCATCAATGAGGATCGTAAGGAAGATGTTTACCTACGCTATGTCTGTAACCTTTCCGGTATGGACAAGCATGGGGTCAGGGATGATCCATCACTGGCACAGAGTAAGGCAGGAGCAGCCGGACTTAGTAATGTAATCGTAATTGCTATCAAGCCAGGTACTCCAGATCAAATCAAGAGATTGATTCAGAAGTATCAACCTGATGTTGTGATTGTAGATCAGTTGCGTAACCTACAGGTTAAGGCTGACAGTCGAGTCAACCAACTTGAGAGTGCTGCCACTGCCATGCGTAACATTGGCAAGCAAGAGAACGTATTGATGGTCAGTGTCACCCAGGCAGGTGATAGTGCTAGAGATAAACTAATTCTAGATGATGGTGACATTGACTTCAGCAACACTGGCATCCCAGCTCAAGCTGATTTGCTTATTGGTATTGGGTGCAATGAAGAATACAAAGCGTCAGGTCAGCGTATCATAAATCTAATCAAGAACAAGATTGGTGCAGTGGAAGAACATTTCCCTGTCAAAATCTTTGAACCTTTGTCGAGGTATACATCAGTATGAAAGTTAGAGTATATGAGTATGAGCCTGGCTGGTACGTAGGTCAGACTAGTCTTGACGGTAAAAAGTGGATTAAATCAACACAAGTACATAGAATTCCTGAGTTTGTAGAAGCAGAACTTGCTTCACACATAGCTAGAGTACAGGATTTTAATGAGTGGAAAGACCGAGACGATCAAGGTATGACGGTCGTAAAGGAATGGGAAGTATGAGTGCTAAGAAAGAAGTGCACTTCCGTGAAGTGTTAGCTACGCCTGAGGTTGGCAGGTCAGCCTACCTTCTAGGTGTTACAGACCATTACAGATTGGGCAATCAGCTGACAGTATATACTAGCTATGTCATTGACATTCGTGATGACGGTAACACTATTGAAACTAAGAACACTATCTATAAGCGTGCGCCTTTAGACGGAGATGCTATTGAAGAATAAAAGATTCTTTCTGTGCAGTGACACCCTCTCAACCATTGCTGTCAAAGAACCTGACAGAAGTAGTAAGTGGGACAATGAGTGGGAAGTAACAATGCGTGATTGTTCACGTCAGATTCATTGGCTATTCCCTGAAACAAAGTCAGGGCTGGCCAAAGCTTATAAGGTGGCTAACTTCTACAATGAGTTGGCTGTGTCTATTGAGAAGTCCTTAGCAGAAGGAAAGAAGAAATGAGTGACACCAAGATCAATGATTCGGCGGAACGACTGGAGCGCGCCTACATCGCTGGGATGGACGAAGAATTCCGCGGTGACCTGCGTGTTGTACTGGATGCCCTGTCGAAGCCCGCAGAGCTGGCCGAGCAGCATGGAGATGCGCTGGTCGCCAGCCTTGTGCAGGTCATGAATGCCGAATACGACGGCCTCGGTCGTCTCCCGGCAGACGTGCTTGGGGTGCTGAACATGGCCGTCGAAGCCCTCGCCGCAACTGGCAAGCAGCAGGTTGGTGAGGTGCAGGGGGATGCGCTGACTGCCCAGCAGGTTCACGACCGATTCGGATTCTTGGAAGGGTTGGTGAATGAAACCACCTTCCGACGTATCGCTGATGAGGCATTCCGCATCCAGCAAGCCGCCCTCGCCTCCCCGCCAGCGCAGGGCATCGACCTGGGGCAGTTCATGGACTTCATCGGCTTTGCGATCATGCAAGCGTTGGCGCTTCCTGAGACTGATCCACGCCGCGACTACATCAGGAAGGGGGACGAACTGCTGGCCCTGATCGACAGTCATAATAATTAAGCAGAGGTTAAGTGAATATATGGTAGACTTCGTAGAACGTAATAGTAGTATTGTCAAGGGACTAGCCTCTCAATATTTCCCCAACTATGCAGACCGAGAGGACGCAATTCAAGAGGCACGTATTAAGTTTATGTACGTAGACACTTCTGTACTAGAAGATGAATCGGCTTGGACATGGACAGCAGTTAGTAATCTATTCAAAGATATTTTTAGACAGAACAGCCGCACTGCGGAGCTAGATCAATTCGCTTCTATTGGAACAGGTGTGGACGATCAATGTCCCCTCACTGTGCTGGAACAAGAAGAGAGTGGAGAGATTGTTGATAGAAAGATTGAAGACTTACCTGAAGAGCTAAGCCTTACAGCTATGCTATACTATCGTGTGGGTATGTCTTACACACAGATTGCAGACAAACTTCAAGTTCCAGAAGGTACAATTGCTTCACGTATGCATACAGTGAGGCGATATCTAGCAAAAGATTAATGCGAGGATAACATGCTAAGACTGTTACATACATACGCAGTTCAAGAAGAATTTACGTGGCATGATCGGCAGGTCGGGGTTGGCGAAGAAATTATTGTAACCAACAGAAGCGAGCATAATCGCAATCAATATTGGGGATACGCCAAGGATGAAGACGGTAATCTTGTAGAGGTAAAGTTCTATGAGTGGGAAGTCTATAATCCAGAAGATGAGAATCAGACTGTTCCTGCTGGATCTATTACAGAACTTACGACAAGGTTTGATGAGACGGTAACTAGATCACTAGTGGCAACAGCACAAAATATGCCAGAGTTCCCTGAGCCGGTTTGGCTTAATGAAGCAGAGCTGACATGGGAATCTCGCCCATATGTCAATACAGCAGATTCAATCTTGAGGGAGGATAATGAATGACTTGATTCCAAAGTTTGTAACATATCCTACTCCTTCTGATATCTACTATTCCCTTAACTTTGTAGCCTTAGATCTGGAAACTGACTCAGAAAGAAAGGGTAGTGCTTTACTTGAGTCTAATGATATTGTCTTAGCTTGTTGGACTGTTTATAAGAACGGCAAGATAGTTAAGAAACATAAGTTCGGAGGCATCTATGAGATGGGAGAGTTGGTAGATGATATCAACTCTGCCGACTTCCTATTAGCTTTCAATGCTAAGTTTGAATTGCAATGGTTGAAGCGTTGCGGTCTAGAGCTGAGAGATACTTTGGTTTACGATCCTATGCTAGCTCAGTGGGTGTTGGACGGTAATCAGAAAGGTAAGGGCTTTGAGCGTAGCTTGAAGGGCATGGCTAGGCGTTACGGTACATCCCCCAAGCTAGACATTGTAGGCTTACTGCTGGACGCTGGTGTGGCTACAAGGGACATCAACACAGAGTGGCTACTTGAATACTGTGAGCGTGACGTTGATACAATGGTGGAGATATTCTTCAAGCAACTTAAGGTTGTGGAGGAACGTAATGTATTCCACTTAGTTCACACACGTAACTTGACGTGCGCTGTGCTGGCTGACATTGAGTTCAATGGACTAGAGCTGGACAAGGATGTTGTTGAAGTAGAGTATGCCAAGGCTAAGGCTAGACATGCGGAGATTAGTAATGAACTAGCTGAGATGACGGGAGGTGTTAATGTCAACAGCCCCAAACAGCTTGGCGATTACTTATATGACGTGCTTGAGTTCAAGGAACTAAGAGATAAAGGTAAGGTAGTCAAGACAGATAGTGGTGGCAGAAGTGCATCAATGCCTGTCATCTTTAAACTAGAAATCACTACCGAGAAGCAGCGTAAGTTTGTAGAGTTGTACAAAGAATACAACAAGATTGATACATTGCTTAGTAAGAACTTGGAGTTCTTTAAGAAGGTATGTGAACACATGGACGGCAGATTCCAGGGTATCATTAAACAGAACTCTGTTATCTCCCATCGCCTTGCATCATCAGGAATTAAGTACAAGTTCCCTATTAGCGAGAAGGTAGATAAGAAGGGCAAGGTTACTGTTAAGTATAAAGAGATGAGTGTACAGCTACAGAATGTTCCCAGAGAATTGAAGGGACTGTTCTGGGCTGAGCATCCAGACTATGTTGTATGTTCTTATGACTCAAGCCAAGTGGAATTCCGAGTGGCTGTGGATATGGGACATGACAAGGTAGGGTATCAAGAGGTAACAACAGGTACGGATATTCATAGCTTCTCTGCCAAGGTTATGACAGAGGCAGGAGAGCCTACTACTAGACAGGAAGCTAAGGCTGTGACTTTTAGGCCCCTGTTCGGAGGTGGATCAGGCAGTAAAGCTCTCATGGCTTACTGTGAGTTCTTCAAGAATAAGTATGAAGGTATTAGTAGTATGCAAAAGAATTGGGCGTTGACTTGCGCAGATCAGAAGCAGTACACTACGCCTTATGGTATGACCTTCTACTTCCCTGCTGTAATCCAACGTACTGGATATGTGACTTATACTACGCAGATTTATAACCTGCCTATTCAGGGCATGGCTACTGGTGAGATTATTCCTTTAGCTCTAGTGTACTTCTGGCATTCAACACGCAACCTAAGATGCGATGTGTTTGTTACAGTTCATGATAGCATTGATGCACGAGTTCATAAGGATGATGTTGAAGCTGTAAATGAAATAGCAAAAGATTGCTTAACAACATATGTGTATCGTCATCTAGAGAACACATATAACTATAAGCTCCGCACCCCATTAGGTCTTGGCTGCAAGGCAGGTAAGCATTGGGGCGAAGGGCACGAGAGTAAGTATGATGTATTTCCTGACGGTAAAGTAATAGAAAGATAAGGGAGAATAAATAATATGGACAATCGCTCTTTAGAAGAGCGGCTAATGTGCAGAGTGAAAGAAGAGAATGGATGCTGGAACTGGCAAGGAACATTGCTAAAATCAGGATTGCCGTATGGATCAATTAGCTTTAGAGCTAAGGCATGGCTAGTTCATAGATTATCATGGACCCATTTTAATGGGCAGGACATTCCTGAAGGTAAACTTGTGTTGCACACATGTGATAATCCTCGATGTATCAATCCGGAACATTTATACATTGGCACCCACAGTGAAAATCAGCTAGACACTTCAAGACGCAATAGAAGACAGAACCAAGACGGAGATAGTAATCCTAATTTTAAATTAAAGACCAATCAGATAGATGAAATTAGAGAACTTTTAGACTCCGGAACTATGAAGCAAAAAGATATAGCAGCAATGTATGATGTGAGCCAATCTCATATCAGCCTTATAAAAAATAGGAAACTAAGAATAAATGTCTAATCAAATTTCAGGTATCATCCAGAGTATTGAATCACATAAGGTTATGAATGGCACCAAGACTGCTTTTAATATTGTAGTCGGTGGTCAGAGTTATGGCGCTGGTCTATTCAAGCCGAAGGTTAATGAAGGGGACTACGTAACTTTCACTGCTGAGCAGAATGGTAACTTCCTAAATGTAGAACGTGGCACTCTTAAAGTAGGCAAGGCTCCCGCTGGTGAGGCTAAGCAATCTGTAGCCACTGCTGTTAAGCAGGCTGTTGGCGGCTACGATGCTCGACAGGATGCTATCAGTCGTCAGGCTGCAAGCAATACAGCTATTGCATGGGTAACTCTGCTGCATAATGCTGGTGCTCTACCTGCCGGTGCTAAGTCTAAGGGCAGTCAGCAAGAAGCTCTTGATATTATTCGTGCTCAGTATGAGAAGCTGTTCTATGAAGGTAACACTGGCAATGAATGGAAGGACATTCGCCCTAACGTCAAGCCTGCTGATGAAGAGCATGACGATAGTGACTCTGACTCCGCTGATGAAGAATGGACCTAATCAGTAGTGCTAATTGGGGGGCCAGAATCTTCTGGTCCCTCATGATCTTAGCAGGTATAGGTAGTGTAATTATGTTTGTGTGTAGCATGAAAAACAAAGGAGTAGATGATGACAGAGATTAATAAACTAGTCCTTAGAGAGAAAGACACAATGGCTTTAGCTACGCCGGGAATGATTGATAGGGTTGTATATAGTCTAAGCAAGAGCAAGTCTATTGATGATGAGGGAACAGAGTTCGCTGTCTTTACCTTAGACCTTGCAGATGCTATAACTTACCTAGAACAAGTATCTCTATTTCTCAGGAAGCAGAATGAAGACTGAAACAATCCTATACACACGTGAGTTAGAGGATGGAACTATCTTGCACTTACAGTGCACTGTTTATTATAAAGGGAAACGATATGCAAGAGCTGATTGACAACGTACTAGAGTGGGCTAAGGAACGTAACATCATTGAAGGTAGTACTGCTAGTAAGCAGCTAGAGAAGACAGCTGCTGAATTGATTGAGCTGGCTATTGCTGTTGGTCGTGATGACATGCATACAGAGCTTGGCTTGGCTGAAATAGATTCATATGTTCTAGAGAAATGCGGTGCAGCTATTGCTGACGGTATTGGTGATGTACTAGTCACTCTTATTATTGTCGCAGAGCAGACAGGGTTGGACATTGAAGACTGTCTACTTGTAGCTTACAGTCAAATCAAAGATCGCAAGGGTAAAATGATTGATGGTAAGTTTGTTAAGGAGGAGGATCTATGAACGACTCACTGCTACTTGAATGTCTGCTTGAAACAGGAGTGGAAGGGTGGGAACGGTGGCCTCAGGCTGTAGCTCTGTATCATCAACGAGAGGCAGAGATGAATGATTACAGCAGCACTGAGTGCTGGTCCTCTGTTGAGGTACGAGACTAATGTTTAAAGTAGGAGATAAGGTAAGAATTGTGGGGGATATCTTAGGATTCAAAACTAATGATACTGCTATAATTTCTTATGTGAACGAGCCTTACGTTAAGGTAAACGGAAATGACCAACAGTTTCATTCGGGGTGGTGGAAACCAGATAACGAACCTGTGACTAGAAGGTATCTTCCAGACAATGATAGCGTGCGCAAGGACTATCCTCTGTTCGATGGGCTGTTTGGGTACTTCCCTAATGCTCTATGTGAAGTGGCTCGTTGGAGTAAGCACTCTAATCAACAGCACAATCCTGGCGAACCTATGCATTGGGCCAAGGATAAGAGTACCGATCATAAGAACAAGATCATGCGCCACACTCTAGATGCTGAGCAACTAAACAAGGACGGGTTCTACGAAGCTATTGGCGCTGCATGGAGAGCCCTAGCTTTAGCCGAAGAGATTTTAGTTACTTCAGGTAAACCATGGGGACCTAATGTAAAATGAGTAATGGTGGCTTAAAGATTAAGAAGTTCTATGCTGATTGGTGTGGTCCTTGTAAGGCTGTCACTCCTGCCCTACGGCAGGCAGCAGAGGAGCTAGGCATTGAAGTAGAAGAAGTAAACATTGAAACCAATCGTGAGCTAGCTATGGATTACAATGTACGTTCTATTCCTACTGTAGTGCTACTTCATAACGGCAAGGAGATTGGTAGATTCGTAGGACTACAACAGTATGGGGATATCAAGAAAGAGTTGGAGGGATTTCTAAATGGCTAGAAACTTCTATGACTTAGACACCTCTGGTGTAGCTGCCCTGGTTGCGGATATTATAGCAGAGCTTAAGGACGAATACGAAGACAAAATTCAAGATCTTGTATACGAGCTAGCGGATTGTAGATCTGAAAGAGATGATCTGGCTTCACAAATTGACGAACTTCAGAACGAAATAGATGATCTTAAAGTTTGGCATGCACGGAGAAATGATAATGAACGCAGCTGAAAAGTGGGAAGAGATTATTGATGCCCTAACCAAACTGACTAGCCCTGAGTTCATGCTAGAACTAGATATGAAAGATGGACTTAAAGCTTTAGATGATTTGGTTTGGGAAACTTATACTTCTCCTGATGAGGAATTGTACGGAGACAACGAATGGGACGATGAGCTAGCTGCACAAGCCGAACTAGAAGTATGGGACGAACGAGATGAACGTTGAACTAGTCGCACATCATGGAGACGATCTACTTGTAGTAGATGCGGCAAGAGTTTCATTCGGCAAGAAGAGTGCATGGGAATGGTGGGATGCAGATGGCAGAGGGCCGTGTGATTCTCCTAGTCCTTGCGGTAGCTACTTCAGTATCAAGAAGATGGCAGAGAAAGATGTTAAGCTTATCAACTACCTAGCACGAGAGAAGCATGTCCTTCCTTTCCGTCACCCTCAGATTACTCTACGATGTAAGGCACCGATATTCCTAGCTCGTCAGCTAGGCAAGCATCAAGTGGGTATGAGTTGGTCAGAGGAATCACGTAGGTATATTGACAGTGAGCCTGAGTTCTTCTGGCCTGACAAATGGCGTAAGCGTGCAGAGAATGTTAAGCAGGGAAGTAGTGACGAAGTTGTAGAAAAGATTATGTGTAAGAAATATGACACAGAGCTTCGTCATCCTACACAAGAAAGTGCTGAACTAGTTCTGGCTGATTGTGTAAACCTATATGAGAGTATGTTAGACAGTGGAGTAGCTCCTGAGCTAGCTCGCATGGTTCTTCCCCAGAACATGTACATCAATTGGGTATGGACCGGTAGCCTACTATCATTCTTTGAAATGTATAAGCTACGTAGTGAAGCTCACGCTCAAGTAGAGGCACAGCAGTTTGCACAACTTGTGAAAGATGTTGTGAGTAATCTCTATCCTGTTAGCTGGTCAGCATTAGAGGAACACCAATGAAGTATTGGGTTGATCCTCCTGAGGGCTGGCGCTGGGGATTCCCTAAAGTATGGGATGATGAAGAGTGGCCTGACTTGCATACGTTCTTAGTTCTAAGCGGCTATCCAGATACGGACATGACTATGCACACTAGGATGTGGGAATATACAGAGGAGGATGTATGAATGGAGATTATCTCAGAAGTATACTGAGTTACAGTCCAGACACAGGAGTCTTTATATGGAAGAAAGATAAAGGGCCTGCGGTTAAGGAAGGAGATGTTGCTGGACGTTTAAATAAAGGCTACGTACAAATAGGAATAGACGGTAAAAGATATGACGCACAGAGATTAGCTTTCCTTTATATGACTGAAGAACTGCCTGATAGGCAAGTAGATCATATTAATGGCATTAGAAACGATAATCGATGGCGTAATTTGCGTCAAGCAACTGCCGTAGAGAATGGCCAGAATAGAACAATAAACAAAAACAATACTAGCGGATACGCAGGTGTTTCATTTAGGAGTAAAAACAAGAGGTTCATAGCTAGGATTAGGATTCCTAACAAGCAGATTTACCTAGGATCTTTTACTACAGCAGAAGAAGCCTATCAAGCCTACAGTACCGCTAAGCTTGAGTTACATAAATTTTCTCCAGAGGTACGATGAGGAAGCTACTAACGCCAAATCCGGCATACACGATTAACTATCCAGAAGCTATTGAGCTTACTGAGAAACAAACATCTATCTTCTGGACAGCAGAAGAAGTTCATGTTAGTAAGGACGTACATTCTATCCTTACAGAACTAACTGAGTCGGAGAAGCATGGAGTAATCACTACTCTTAAGCTGTTCACTCAGTATGAGTTGATTGTAGGTAATGAGTATTGGAAGCAAGTAGGAGATATGTTCCGTCATCCGGCTGATATTCAGCGTATGGCTGCAACGTTCTCCTTCTTTGAGTTGGGAGTACACGGTCCTTTCTACAGTAAGATTAATGAAGCGTTAGGTCTAGCAAGTGAAGAGTTCTACACAGAGTATCAACGTGACCCTGTACTAGCTGAGCGTATTACAATGCTGGAAAGTTATGCTAATCCTGACAAGCCTCTAGAGTTTCTATTGGCATTAGCTTTTGCTGAAGGTGTTGTGCTGTATAGCAGCTTCGCTTTCCTCAAACACTTCCAGTCTCAAGGCAAGAATAAAATCCTTAACATTGTACGAGGGATTAACTTCTCTGTTCGTGATGAGAGTTTGCATTGTGATGCTTCTTGCTGGCTCTATAGGACACTGCTAGAGGAGCTAGGCATTGACCCTGCTGTAATGCAGGAGACGGCTCACAAGATGGCAGAGATTGTCAGAGAGCATGAGCATGCTATTGTGGATAAGATATTTGAACGTGGTTCAATAGAAGGGATTACGTCTGTTCAGATGAAACACTTTGTTGATAGCCGCATTAACCTCGTGTTAAGACAGCTAGGGTATAGTAATCTATACGACGTAAGTTACAATCCAATTTCGACTTATTTTTATGCCGGGATTAATGGGTTTGCCTTTAACGATTTTTTCAGCGGCGTCGGGTCAAGCTATACTAGAGACTGGTCAGAGAGTGATCTAGAGTGGTAATCTATAAGGAGATAAGTTGACAGTATTTATTTCAGAGAGGGATAAGCTCTCGCAAGAAAGAAAGAAGCTACAAGAAGAAGAGTTGCTACCTGAATGGTTCACTACGGCAGGGTATCAATTATTCAAGAGTAAGTATCAGTGGGCAACCACACCAAGGGAGCAGTATGAAACTATTGCAAACACTCTGGCGTTACATACAGACGACTTTGCGAAATGGTCGGTTAAGTTCTTCCTGCTCTTGTGGAACGGCTGGCTTTCTCCATCAACGCCTGTGCTCGCAAACACAGGAACTACTAGAGGACTGCCTGTCAGTTGCTCAGGAGGTTACATCCAAGATTCTGTGGATGGGTTCTACACTTCCCGTAGGGAAGCCGCACTACTCACCAAATATGGATTCGGTACGTCAGGATATCTTGGTGATATTAGATCAAGAGGTAGCTCCATCAGTGCTGGTGGCAAGGCTAGCGGAGTTACGCCAGTGCTTAGAGGTTTCGTGCAAGACTCAAGGGACGTTAGTCAAGGTAACACACGACGTGGGTCCTGGGCAGGCTACTTGCCTATTGACCATGGAGATTTCCACGAAGTAGTTAGCTTCCTAGAGAAGGAACCGGATGATCTAAACATTGGCTGGAACATCTCTGATGATTTTGTGTCAAGATTAGAGGCGGGCGAAGCTGATGCCAGGGAACGAATGGGCAAGGCGCTTAAGGCTAAGCTTGTTACAGGTAAGGGTTACTTCTTCTTTCCTGACAAGGCTAACAGAAAGTTGCCCAAGTATTATCCAATGCCCGTAAAGGCTTCCAACCTATGTTCAGAGATTGTGCTACCTAGTGATGAAGAGCATACATTCACTTGTGTACTGTCAAGTATGAACGTAGCTAAGTATGATGAATGGAAGGATACAGATGCTGTACATGATGCGACGGTATTTCTTGATTGCGTGGCTAGTGAGTTCATCTCCAGAGCCCGTGACATTCCAGGACTTGAGAATGCTGTTCGCTTTACAGAGAAAGCTAGAGCGTTGGGTTTGTAATTAGGCTCAACTAAAACTACTTTAATTGCTGGGACACCCTAACGTAAAGACGAGGGCAATCAGCAGCCAAGCCCTTAGGGGAAGGTTCAACGACCAGTCGAAAGACGTACACTCAAGTGAGTGGAAATGGGTAGCCCTACAATTGTAGGTGAAGATATGGTCTAGTCTTATAGGAAACTATAAGGATGCCTCTGTCTGTTTTCTAAAGGAGAATAGATGGAAAGATTTTATATTGTATATGTAACAACCAATAATCTGAATGGTAAAATCTATGTGGGTAGTCACAGTTGCTTTACTTTAGAGGATGGATACCTAGGAAGTGGTAAGGTATTTAGAAGCGCTCTGAAGAAATACGGCAGAGCTAATTTTAGTAGAATAGTTATAGCTACTATAGATAACCTTGAAGACGCAAGAGAATTTGAGGAGCTCGCAGTACAAGAAGCTATAACAAGGCTGGGCAGAATGTGCTATAATAGATCTTGGTCCGGAACGGGAGCAGTAGCTGGGGAAGGTAATGCCTTCTTTGGAAAGCAGCACTCTAAAGAGACTAAAGAAAAACTTAGTAAGCACGCCAAGTCAAGGACTGGTGAAGCTAATCCTTTCTACGGAAAAACTCACAGTAAAAAAGCAATTGAAAAAATGCAAGCCACTAAGAAAATGAATCCTGTAAGTAAAGATATTCTGTCGAGAGCGCAGTCTAAGTACTTATGGTATACTCCTATCGGCGTGTTCTACAGCTGCTACGTAGCAGCAGAAGCTAACGGACTAGGAGCGAACCTGATTAAGAAGTGGTGTACAAATTCAGATAGAATGATAAATCCTAACTATCAGATCCCTGAGAAGTTTTGGGGAAGGACAGCTAAGGAAAATGGTTTTTTACAGACAGAGGCACGGGGAAGATTAACGACCTTCCCTTAATATAACGTTAGGTGTTGCGGGGTTCCATACCTACCTACAAAGTAAAGGCATTCCACTTGACTCACTAGATGCTACCTACTTCAATCAAGAGCTGTTTGAGAAGTTAGACAAGGAAAGTTTGGAAGCTAGTCTATGGATGGGAAACCACTGGGGTGCTCCTGAATGGACTAAGACTACTCTAGCTATGCTCGACATTAAGTCAGGAGATGGTAGTACGCAGCGAGTATCAGGTAAGATGCGCAATGCTTCACGTCTAGCCGTAGCTCCTACCAAGAGTACGGCACTTATCATGGGTGGCATTAGTGAGGGCATTAACCCCGACCCTGCCTATGTGTACACACAGAACACAGCAGGTGGTGAGGTGGCTCGTATCTCCCCTGTACTACTGGATGTTATGAAGACCAAGAACGTGTACACTAAAGCTACAGTTCAGGATATCCTAGATAACTTTGGCAGTGTGCAGCATGTTGATTGGCTGAGTGATGAAGAGAAGAAAGTGTTCCGAACAGCATTTGAATATGACCAGAATGTTCTAGTACGACTTGCAGCACAGAGAGGCAAGTGGTTAGATCAATGGCAGAGTTTGAATCTGTTCTTCGCAGCAGGTGAAGATCCTAAGTACATTGTAGATGTACATAAGGAAGCGTTTAAGAATGAAAGTATTCTAGGCCTATACTACATCTATAGTCGTGCCGGAGTACAAGCAAGTAAAGACAGAGAGGAGTGTGAAGTATGTCAGTGATGCCGGATCTTGACGCATGTGCAGCTGGGTATGAAAAGAATGTACGACTTATATCTTCAGCAGACTATGAAGCACAGAAGTTGTGGAGAGAAGTAGCTCTAATTTTAACTAACGATACTAGCTATGAACTGTGCACTGTAATTAGTTTTGCAGACTCAGTAGCACAAGCTTATATTAAATTTGTAAACAACTCGGAGAATAAATAATATGTCTAAGTATGCCATTTCCCTACGTAAGAATGTTTCACTAGCAATCGATACCAACACCAGCAAGGGTAACTACGATGTTGTAGCTTACAAGACTTTCCGAAAGTTCCCGACTCGTGATGCAGCTCGTGAGTTTAAGCGTACCTATCCAGGTAATCCTGTAGTAATCATCAACACTGCAACCAATCAGGCAGTTCGATAATGAACTCAATGCTAGAGGACTTCTCTAGCTGGACGACGGAGGAACTGTTAGAGGTTCCTCCCGAAACCCTAGAGTGTGTAGATCTAGTAGGGCTTGTAATTGAACTACAAGATAGACTTAGAGAGTGTACATGAAAGACAAACTAGCTTTAATTGATGGTGATCTTCTTGTGTATCGTGTGGGTCTCGCAGACAAGACTCAAGAAGAGCCTTTATCCTACACGCTTCATTCACTTAAGACTTTCTTTGAAAGCATCATGGCTCCTTTTGAGGACAAGGATAGGTATAGATTATTCCTCACAGGTAAGGGAAACTATCGCAATCAGTTAGCCACTCTTCTACCTTACAAAGGTAATCGTGATCCTAATAAACGTCCCGTCTACTTTGATGAAATAAGAGAATACATGGTAGAGTATCTACGAGCAGAAATAGTCGAAGGGCAAGAAGCTGAC